AGCAACCCTTTTTTTATCCTTATCTTTAACCATTTCTAAGAAGTTAAAGTTTACACTGAATGACCTGCGTTCTCCCTTTGTTTTAAATGGATATACACAGTGAAATAAATCAGCTGGGAATATATAAAAGTCTCCTACTTGTGGCTTAACCATAAAGTTTGTATTGTTATAACCTGATGATGTACCATGAACAAATTGTATGTGTCCATTAGCAGGGTGATGGTCTTTATAATCTTCTTCCCATTCTTTTTCTATACCTTCAGGTAATGCTAAATAACCAACACATGACATACTAGAACCTATATGTAAATGAATAGGGTTGTACTCATGCTCGTATTGTCTAACAAACCACCCTGAATTTACTTTGATGCCGTAGTTATACTTCTCAACATTTAGGTTCTTAACACCAAAGGAGTTTCTTTGCTCTGAGTAAGAATGAAATCTAGCTATAAAACTAGATACTTCTTTCATCCAAAGAGCTTCAATCTCTTTATTAAACTCTAACTCTTGTTTTACCTTACCAACTAATTGATGAGAAAAGTCAGGTAGTTTATCTGTCATTAATGTATTCATAGTCTTGACAAAAGTAGGAGTTAGTTTCTTATAAGCCATTGAAGGTCCAAAGGGTGATATGTACTCTTCATTCTGCTTAGGTACATACATCTTGGAGTGTGCTGTCATATTTAATTCTCCTTCTTAATTCGTTTAGGTTTTAAGTGTAATAGTTCTTTTATATGTAGCTTCCTACCTTTAAAGAACACTATAGTATTAATGCAAGTGTTGATGGTAATGGCAGAAATTAACCACCATTGCCACCATAACATTTCAGGAGATTCTACCATCAATTAGAAGTGATGTCAACTATTTCACATGCATCTGCTGTGCAAGCTAACTCCCTTCCACCACTAGTAGTATCTTCTTTTTCAAAGTCACCAAGCTTAGACCAATCAATAGATTTTGGCATAGTCTCCATTAACTTTGCATACTCTTCAGCATCTATATCTTGATAAGGTGCTTGTTGATATGTATGCTCACTAAATGGTAGGAAAGATATACCAGATACTTCATCAAAGTTTTTATATACCCATGCTCCTACTTCCATCCACTCATTCTCTTTAACAGTTATAGTTACAGATGGTTTATGCTCACACCAATGTCTTTGATATATTAGCCAAAAGTCTAACTGCTCTATTGCTGACATAGCTGTTCTAGTTATTGCACCTTCAGGAGCTTTCATAGGGAAACTAAACACCGTTGTGCTGTCAGGCTTACCTACATCAGGTTCAGATGGTATACCTGCTTCTTTCATAAACTGTGTAATAGGGTCTTTGTTATCCCCACGTACAGTTCTAATGTAGTAGTCACTATGTCTAGCATGTATACCTGATGCACTGTCAACTAATTGACTAACTGTACCACTAGGTTTGACACATGTTATAGCAGTTGATTGTGGTATGCCTAATTCTTTAGCAATCTTCTTATTAGTTTCTACTGCTACTGCTCTTAGTTGCTGAAGCACATCATCTAATTCATAGTAGACATTGTTAAGTGTAGGGCAATCAAGTATGCCTGTTAGGGAAACTCCTAATAGTCTTTCTTCCTCTGTATTATCTTTCCATATCTTACGTAGATATTTAAAGTCTGTAAGGGTAGATTGAAAAGTTCCTAATATAGTAGCTAGTTTAACCTTTTCTTTGAGTATATCTAGTGTATCTACTGAACGTGCCACAACTTCAGTGAGGTTACAGAACTGATATGGTCTAAGTATAATTTCACTGCATGGATTACATCCAAAATAATGGTCAGCATTTCGTCTGCCATTCTCTAATGCTTTTACTTTGGCAGCCTGTCTATTGAAGATACCACGTTCTCCTGATTTAGATTCGTATAGGGCAGTCCATTCTCGCATGAATGTTCCCATCTCAGGCTTACCTTTATAGGCTATAGAGTTGTTAGCTAACTGTCTTTGCTTTTCATTATCCCACCATTGACCTGACTTAGCATGTCTCATTTGGTCATCACCTAAGTTAGATAAAGAGATGAGAGCAGAACGTCTGACACCACCTACAACTACAACCTCGCCAATCTTACACATGATATCGTGACACTCAATAGGGAATAATCTTCTGCCTTTAGCACCTTTAAATTTATCAATACAAAATTGAAACAACTCTACTAGTGGCTGTGGTCCTGATGCTCTGCCACCAAATGTCTTAAGTCTGGCACCAGCTGGTCTAACTTCTGACATATCCCATGTAGGTATCTGACCTGCATATAACATAGCAATCAACTCACGTAATCCTTTAGACCAACCCGGTCTGCTGTCACCTACTTTTATGATAGTAGATGATTGTTCAAAGTGCTCATTGACTATAGGTAACTTGTCTACAACTTCACGTTCAACAGAGAAACCAACACCTGTACCACACATGAGTATGTACATACATTCATCAAAAGAACGAGGACTATCTACAGGTATATAACTACAATTGTAACCACCAACATGGCATCTGTCTAACGCAGGTCCACTTGTCATCAATGCCCTCATGCTAGGCATAACACCTAATGACATTATCTGCTCTCTAAGCATGTTCGTTAGAGCCTTAGTTATGGTGTAGTTATAATTCTTTTTAAGATGATTGCTCATGTAGTCAAAGTATCTATCTACAGTTTCCCCCCAATTCTCTCTGCGTTGGTCATCTTCTTTCCACCTTGCATAGCGAGAGAGTGCTATGAAGTTTTGATAGTCTGTAGGCAAGTAATTTGAAATCATTTAAGTCTCCTCTAGAGTTTTTATAGTTCGTATTTTTATTCCGTCTATTTCGTGAATAACATCCTTTAAGTAATCTTCTAATTCATCTCCTACTTTTCCGTCTGATGGTACAGGATATTCGTCTTCGTCTACTGATAAAGATAACATCATTTTAACTTTTATCATCGTAAACCTCAACAAGTTTAGTTAAGTACCACTGTGCTTTCTTTAAATCTTCTACACCATTCTTATACTTGTATCGCCATAAATATTTCATAATGTTACCTTGTAGATATGATTCAAAGCCATCACCTAGCATAGCTTCTAAGGCATCAATAGTTTCAATACCTGCTTTGTTATAATGGGTAGGATGATTAACCATATCCTCGTCTTTGTTGTATTTCATTAATGTCTCCTTTTCTGCTAGGTGTTTCATGTATGCCATATGTCTCATATCTTTTATATACTCCCCTTTAGCTAGTGTCAATGTTTAGTTTCTTTCTGAAAGCTTATACTTACTACATTACCTTCTACTTTTTGAATGACTGTAGGCTTATTTACTTTCTTTAAATTAGCTTCTGTCTCAGAAACAAAATCTTCTAACTTTTCTACTAGTGTAGGGTCTCTCTCCATCAAAGCTACAGTAGAGGCAACGAGTTGACATAGATGCACTAAGCTAGAATAACTCTCATCATTTAGAGGATTATCTGAATCAGTTATAATATTAACTTCTACCTCACCATTCCAATGATCTTCTCCTTCTATAAAAGGAACTAGTTCTATAAAACAAGCCGCTGGGTTTCTATTCTTTTTAAACATTTATTTTCTCCTTACTTTTGTACCTGCAAATTCAATGAATTTTAGGTGGTTATTTTTTCCTTTTTCTTTTAACCAATCTTCTGGTATAATTCTATCGTAATAATTAAAGTTATGCTTTACACACCATTGAGCATACGTAGACTTAGCACCTTTATTTAGTTTGCTTTTACTATTAGTAAATACAAATCTTATATCTAAAGTAGGGTGTTGTTTTTTAATTGTTAAGTGCTTACGTCTATCTGCTGCAATGAACCTTCCTTTAGTTTCTATGATGATACCATTGTTTAGAATAAAGTCAGGAGTATAGGTGCGATAGGCTAAGTCTTCCCATTCAATCTTGATGCTTTCATATTCATATTTATGTTTAAGCGATTCAAGATACTGAGAAATCTTATGCTCTAATCCACTCCTATACCCATACTTTATTGCTTCTCTTCTTACTTTATGTAGAGCCATCTAGATATACTGTTCGTCTAGTTTGATGTAAGAAACAGTTTTACGAAACTTAGCTTTAGACATAACTGCTGGTTTATCTATTAAATCTTTCCAACAAGAACGCTTAAACTCACAGAATCCACAGTCTATACTTAGTACTGTATTACCTGTAGGCTTACCTCTAAATTTCTCTTCCATTGGTTCAAAGCATCTCTCAAATATATTATCGTTGACTTTCTTAACTGTTGCCTTGATTTTGTTTATTTCTTCATCTACGTTAAGATTAGCAGCTGAAACATATTTGAAACTACCATTAGCTTTGTTGACAACCCACCAACCACCAACTTTCTTTTTGGCAGCTTTTGCATAGCCTACAAGTTGTGCTATATACCCAAATCCATCTCCTTCACTAAGTTTTTCATATGACTCAAACTTGTTATCATATGACCAACCTGATGCTGACTTAACATCATCTACTGCACCATCAATAACTAAATCATACTCTCCACTTATCTTTGTGTCACCTAAGTCTAACTCTACCTTTTCAGAATCTTCGTACTTAACTCCAGCTCCTCTAAGTAAACCTTTGAATACAGCCTCTACAATATCCCCTAACATCATGTTCATCATAAAGTTAGTTGACTTTGCTTCAGCTAATTCCGGCTTATTCTTTTGAAACCACAGTTGGCAAGTAGGTCTGCCTATATTAGACATACGTAACCTAAAGTCTCCTCGTTTATTTCCCCCACCAAACTGACGATTTAATGAGTCCTTTATGTCACCAGCAACTTGATTAACTACCTCTTCAGACATAGTGGACTTAC